AGATCTACAGTAACCGGTATGGACACGGAGTACCCAATACCACATCCGGCAGCGGGTAGAAACGGCCCCGCGTATAGTCCCATTCACCCAGTATGCCAATGGAATCCACCAGTTCGGCGCGGCACTTGGCGAAACTATCTCCCACATACAGATCCACCCATGGTTCCGAATGCGAGCATCTTGCCTGGGTGTGGAAGGCTTTCGTCTTTCCAGCCACTGCCATATACACGCATGACACGAAATCGTGTACCTGCCAGTCGCCCATTGCCTCGTCGCAATGCTGTTTTACAATTACTTTCATAGTGGCTATTTATTTATCGGTTCGTATCTGATGCAGGCGGGGTTGTTGGCACGCACGCGCAGCATCCCGGAACTGGTTCTGCCGCTCCGGAAAGCGTTGCACATCGACCGTGGCGTTTCCCCGGCGGTGGAGTAGCGCACGCGGTGGGCGCAGGTTCTACAGGTGCGCCCACCTATGGCCTTCAGTATCGTGGCGGGGATGGTCTCTTCATCCGTAAACATTTTCAGCTGTTCCATTTCCTTTATTGTTAAGTGTTTAGCAACATTTTCTTGTTTTCGCAATGGCTTTCAGTTCTTTGGCGAGTGCCTCGCAGAGCACCTTGGCCATGTTCACTTCTACGGCATTGCCGATATACTTCTTCTGCTCCGTCTGCGTGCCGATGAGCACATAATCAGCTCCGAAGCCCATGATCCGCTTCAGCTCGCTGATGTTGAGCATCCGCATTTTGATGTCAAGGATGCCGTATATGGCCATAAACTCCTTGATCTTTACCGTCATGGCTGAGTCGCTTTCGTATATGCCGATACCGATACCTTCCTTGCAGGTGATCAGGTAAGGCGGCATCTTGTCCATTCTGGCTATCAGGGTGAAACACGGGTTCTCGATGCTTCCTCCTTTGCTGCTGAATTGCGGGTTCAAAAGGTACTGGCACACCGACACGAGTTTTTGTTTCGGTGTGGTGAGTACAGCGGGGTTGGGTTGGTCCAAGCTGGAGATCTGTCCGCCTGCGCTGTACTCGTTCTGGTAGAACTGGGTGGTTACGAGTGCAAGCCGGTCTTTTACGGTAACGGTCGGACACGGATCTTCAACCGCACGGTTGAATCCGTTGGAGTAGTAAGCGGTAACAAATGCGTGGTGGTCTTTGCAGGTGATGGTTCCGCTCGGAGCCTCGATGCTTACGTTCTTGCTGTCGGGATCACCGCTGAACTGCTTGGAGAGGAACTGCACCTTGGCCACTCCTAGACGGTTCTGGGCGGCCACCACCGGACAAGGTTCGTCAATGCCTGGTGCGGAGTAGTGTCCAGCCCTGTTCCATGAGTTGTATTTCACGATAAAAGCTTCTTTGCCACCGGCCACAAACTTCACCAGTCCGGAATAGATGCGCTCCAATGTGCGTTCAGTAAGAGGTTTTCGGCGAGTGAAGATGCTCTGCCCTTCGTTGTCCAGTTCGAGGCAGTCTCGTACTGCGTTCCACGGCTGGAGGGCGGGATGGAACATATCGGCTTTGCGTCCGCCTTTGCAGTGTGTGGGTTCTGGGAACACGATGGGGAGACCGCTTTTTGCGAAAATCCCAAAGAAGCGTGTGCGCGATGTGCGTGCGCCGTAGTCGGCGGCATTCAGCAGACGGTGGGCGAAGCGGTACCCATACGCGCACACGTTATCCACCCAGCGCAGATACAAACGTCCCTCGTAACGGCTTATGGGTTTGCCGTTCTGGTCGAGATCACCCCAGCACATAAACTCCTCCACGTTCTCAATATAGATATAGTCGGGCTGTAGTCGCTCGATGTAGCGGAACAAGTGCTCGGCAAGGGTGCGGCTGTCGGCATCCCTCGGTTGTCCGCCTTTGGCTTTGCTGAAGTTGGTACATTCGAGCGAAGCCCACAGCACAAGCAGCGCACCCGGATTCTTGGTGCGTTCCTTTGCCGTATGTGCGGCGAGTCCGGAAAGGTCGAGCGTGCGGATGTCTTCCGTATAGTGCAGCGCGTCCGGATGGTTGGCCGCATGGCTGGCGATGGCGTTCTTGTCGTGGTTCACGCAGGCGATCACGCGGGCGCACTTGTCACCATCGAGGCGGGCGCGCTCCACACCGGTTGATGTGCCGCCCGCACCGCAGAACAGATCTATGTACAGCAAGTTTTCCATATCTGTCAATTTTTAATCAGGTTTCTTTCCTCATGATAGAACCACAGTTGCTGACTTCCTTTTATGCCTCTGATTGGCTCCTCGAATTGGAACCACTCCGCCACATGCCATTCGTATTTGAATGGGCCTGTGGTGTTAGGAAGACACAAACTGAATCGCACTGCACCTACTATGGCACTATACAGATTGTTTTCGTTGGCGGCGGCCAAATATTCATTGTATTTGTCCGGATCGCAAAGGATTATTTTTTCCAGAGGTGACGCTCCTGCGTGAATCAGGATCCACTCGCCCTGGTAGTCGGATGGCAAAATCCAGTTTCGATATTCATTCCGCTTTTCACCAGCCACCAGCATAGAGGCGTATGGCTGTTTCACGGTCAGAACCGGCAGGCATTTCAACAAAAATGATACTTTTTCATCCATAATCATTCAGTTTTTAGTTGGTAACTTAATATAAACCATCCATATACAGTGTCGGCTCGTCTTGTGGCCTACAAGTGGAACTTGTCCGATTGCCTGTATCACACTTTTTACTTTTATATGCACGTCCGACCACTTAAATATCAGCACCCCATAATCATCCAAAACCCGCATACATTCGTCAAAACCTTTCTTAAGGTCGTGCCGCCAGTCTTCCATCTTGCCGAATATCTTGTATAGATTTGATGATTTTCCGGCCCACACCAGGTGTGGAGGATCCCAGATTACGAGTTTATATGATTTGTCGGGGAAATTCATATTGGTGAAGTCGCCAATGATGTTCGGATGAACCATACAGATCTGTCCGTCCGACAGCGTACACACTTCGGATCGTATGTCCTGAAAATCTACCAAGGGGTTGTCCTTGTCAAACCAGAACATACGAGATCCGCAGCAAGCGTCCAATATGGGTTTCCCGTCAGAAATCATAGTTTTCAGTTCTCAATTTTCCATTTCTGTCAGTTCTAATCAAGGAACGGTTTAGACACCCTAACTTCCGTTCTTCCTATATAATAGATCTGCGCATATACGCTGCCTTCTGGCAATTCTTTGCCCTCCGTTCTCTTACCCTCACAGAATAGTTCAATCGCTGCCATAATTCTTTCAAAGGATTTTTCCCTAACTCTTATAATGTTAGTGGGTTCATCCGGCATTTCAATTCGTAAATCAATGTACGTTTTCATAGTTTTCCATTTTGGTGATTAAATTTCTGGTTCCATGGGTCTAAGAAGCCCCTTTCCTTCAAGCTGCTCGTTGAGCCATTCCGGCACTCTTTCATCTATTAATCCTTGAGAACGAAAGATAGTCTTGCAGGGGTTGTCGACAGCTGATTCATCCCATGTTATGGTCACCCCTCTTTTTTCGGTCTTCAGTTGGTATCCGAGAGCTCGGACAGCTTCGGCGATTCTCGCAAAACTGCTCTTTTGCGAAAGCCTGTACTTAAATAAATATCGTTTTTCTGTCATGATTCTTTGTTTTTTATTTGTGATTAAACTGTTTGATATAGCTTACAACTTCTTGTATATTCAAAGCTATACCGTCAAGTAAGCCATACATCAGCTCCGGTTCAATTTTTTCGGAAGTAGGGATGAAAGCAATCACTCTTTTTCCAAAACCTTTCATCCACCCTGCCTCAAGGTGAGCACTTCTGCCGCACGGCAGGCACAACACGCAGATGTTTGCGGATTTCATCGCCTCGAAATCACGATAGAACCCGAATTGCGCGTATTTTGTCGAAAGAGCCTCGCGGTACTGTTCCATAGACCATTGCTGCCAGTTTTGGTCAATGTTACTCCACTGAAAGCCTTTTTGGCCATCGGGATTCTTGAAGTCATAGACCTCGAAGCCGGCTGCTCGCAGTTCGTTGACTATCATCTGCTGGTGTTCGTTGCGCCAGCTGCTAGCGACATATATTTTTTCAAACATTGTTTATCTCCTTTCCTAATTTTGCAATTTTACTATATCTGATTTTTGTAGATAGCCAATTCTCATTTCCCACAAAGTATCCCCATCCTCATTTCCTCATCGGAGAGGGGCGGCGCGACGGGGCGCAGCATGTCTTCCACGCTCTTGATGGCGTAGCGGATGCCGCCTACACTCTTCCGGTGCTTCTTTGCCAGGGCCTTGTACACCTCCATCGCAGGACTGCCGTCCGCCACCAGCGAGCGGTACTCCTCATAGATTTTCAGATACTTCTTTTGATTTTTTCGCATCAGTCTCATTTTCTTATAGTTTTTGGTTTATATTTGCTGCTGAAATATTGCTGATTTACTGCTGAAATCGTGCTGCAAAAATACTCAAATATTTGAGTAAATCAACAACAAAATTAAAATATTTTATCAACAATGTCAGAAGTAACTGAAAATCAAATAGAAAAAATTATAAAATTGCTACTCGAAAGCGAGCTAACTGCCTATTATATCTCCAAAAAAACGGGTATTTCGGAGCAAACAATCTTAAATTATCGGAGCAAAAAGACCTATCCGACGGAAGCAAATGCTAAATTGTTAGAGTACTTCTTCAACGATAGTTCTGTCAATTCTGGGAAGAAAAACTCCGAAAATACCATCACAGGGAACAATAATATAATAGGCAACAACAACGATGCGCGCCAGTTTTACTCCGACAGTCCGGACGTATTGCGTGCGCAGATAGATGTGCTGGATGAGCGGATCCGCGAGAAGGATGCCCAGATCCGCGAGAAGGATGCCCAGATCCGCGAGAAGGATGCCCAGATAGCATCCCTACACGAAATAATAAAGCAACTGAGTAAGAAGGGTTGAAATGCTGAAATCGTGCGGAAAATGCGGAAAACGGATGCCTTTAACAACTATCTTAAAATTACGCAAATATTTGAGTGGCGGGAATTTAGCCCGCCACAGTTCCACGTCTCTTACGTGCCAAAACGAGCAATTTTAACAAATGTAAATAATTGATAATCAAATTAGTTGTGAGAAAAAAACAGCCTTTTTCGGGTCTCGATCCCGCCACAAAAAGCAGCCGGAACCCTGATGAATCAAGGGTTCCGGCTCTTTTGTCCGAACTTGCTGCGCCAAATTTGCGCCAAAACGAATTCAATAACAATCCCTCCTGGACGATTGAAAAAAATCAGAAAGGAGAAAAAAAAATGCCCAAAATGTTCGTTAACTTCCGTCCGGCGGAAGTGTTCCACAACAAGAAGGAGACCTACATCTATTACTATGTCATCAACCCGATGACCAACAAGATGGAACGGAAGCGGAACCGCTTCAACCATATCAAGGGACAGCAGGAGCGTCTGAAGTATGCACGGATGGTATGCGCTGCCATCAACCAAAAACTATACGAGGGATGGAATCCGTTTTACGATGAAATTGCATCTGAGGCGAATATGACCATGGGTGCGGCTCTTGATAAGTTCCTTGCTGAAAAGAAAAAGGATGTTCGTCCCGACACTATGCGCGTATATACGTCTATCGTTAGTATCTTCCGAAAATGGTTGGAGGATAGGGGAGTGGTGGACAGTCCCTGCTTCACTTTCAATAAAAAAATGGCCGAAAGGTATCTGCGGCATCTGGCCGACAATCCGAAGATGGGGAACAGAAGCTACAACAATTATCTTCGCTGCCTGAAGACTGTATTTCTCTATATGCAGAAGAGAGAATACATAAAAGACAATCCATTTGCCGATTTTGAACCTAAACGATGCGATAAGAAGCTAAGAACCATCATCCCGCGTGAAGATCGTGAAAAAATAAAAAAGTATGTTCAAGAAAACAACCCTGTTTTCTATTACGTGATGCTGATGTGCTACCAATTATTTGTCCGTCCCAAAGAGATACTGATGCTGAAGGTTGGGATGTATAACCCAGTCGATAATCTGTTGACAATACCTCCCGAGATCTCAAAAAACCACAATGCGCGCGTGCTTGCCTTGCCAGATGAACTGAAGGAGTATTTTTTGACTTTGCAAGACTATCCGGGGAGCTGGTATATATTCTCAGACGAGGATACATTCAAACCGGGGAAAGTGTTGCTTAATTCAAAAAGGATTGGCCGTATATGGGGGTATATCCGCGACGAACTGAAACTGCCCGTAGCCTACCAGTTTTATTCGCTTAAGGACACAGGTATAACGGAAATGCTGGAGGCCGGTGTACCGGCGAAATTCGTGAAAGAATTGGCCGATCATCACTCTTTGGAGATGACCGAGCGTTACACCCACAAAAGCGAGGCAAAGAAGATCCTGGAGTGGAACAAGCTGGAGTTTTGAATCCCTGTTTCGTGTCCCGGTGGGATTCAAACCTTGGATACGAACCTATACCACGGGCTTCGCACATTCTATTTCGGTGAGTATCTGGTCTTTGCCTTCCACAATCTCGAATGTCATCCGGATGGGGAGCACACGTACATTCTCCACGAAGATCCAGCGCACTTGGTTCTCAGGGGCGGCATCCTGCGGACGGAACAGCCGGATGACCTCCAGCAGTTTGGCAGGCGGCAGCAGGAATCGGTAGGTGATTTTCTCGTAGTTGCTCAGCAGCTGAAGCCACGGCTTCACATACACCTCGCCAATGGAGTGCTCGCCAGTGGTGGTAAGGTCGTTACCAGGAACACGGGCAGTGTCGTTGCCGTAACATACAGGAGAAAAGTGGTGGTAATAGTGCGGCCCATTGTCCCAATCCTCTACAGCCAGAGTGCCAATTATCAATGGGTTTGATACGTTATGGTGGTATCTCATGTGTGGCGGAATTTCCTCATCTCCCAAATAGCGCAGCAATATGAGGTTGAAGCCGCTGTTTGTTGCGTTCAGAAATGATACCGCCTGTGCTTTAATGGAGGGATAGTGCAACTGGGCTTCTACGGAATCAATTTCAGGAACGTATGGAACTCCTGACGGATGTTCCGCATCAACGATGTAATCTGTACCCACATCTGGGCTGAAGAATGTGAATTGCTTTGACGGAATTTCTACCCCAACGGTTACTCTGGTGTCATCATCGCCCATGTCGGATTCTCCGACCGGCAGCGTTAGAGCATTCCCTGAATATCTCTCCCAAATATAGGACCACACTGTTATAGCGTCCTCGACACGTTGCGCCGAATATATCTCGTTGAGTGAGCGGATGTATGTCTTCTTCCCCACATTGTCGGCAGCGACGGGAAGAGTGCTCATATATTCGTTATCCTCAAGAAGGTCATCATCGGTCACCTCGTTGCTCTCAACCGGTGGGAGTTCGTAAACATAGCGGTGGTGTTCCCAGCCATTGATCGAGGTCTCATCATCCATCTCATAATGTGTCAGGTCGATTTGACCTGACGTGAAAATGTCTTTGATGAACGAGATTTCAATCTCTTTGGATAGTGAGTCTATGAAAAATGACAATCCATACAGACATTGTAGGGATTTGAGGAACTCTGAATTGGTTTTGTCGGGAACGTGGTCGCTGAATTTGAGTTTGTTGGTGAAAATGTTGGTTTTTAAAGAGTTTGCATAATAGTCGTATGATAAATCCATCTCGCAGGCAGGGCCTGTTCCTGTGGTGTAATCCTCTGTCATTATCCAATCGCGGGCTTCTCCAAAAGCCTGGCCATTTAAAGGTAGTAATCTCGCATCCTGCAACACGAACTCAAATGGTTTGTCAACGTCATTTTGCAGAAATGTATGTGTGAATGAGATTTGCAGCTCCCAAACATCGCCACCCATGTTGCTTCCCTTGTAACGGATCTTGTCACCATACACATTTGGCATTCCAGTCGCGCCGATGGGCGTATCGAACACACAATCGTCTGCTAAAATGCTTTCATATTGCCCCACACCACCCTCGGAACGCAAATTGCACCCGTCGGTGTGGTCCGGACTGCCCATAAGAAATCGCAGGCATGTTCCGAAAGATTGCGCATCTGTGACAAAAAAGCCGATTTCTTTCCGAAATCGTATTGTTACAGAGAAATTGTAAGTCCCCTCAATGGGCACGACAAATCGGTGTGTGGTGTTATCAAATGAGCCAATGTTGCTGTTAAGATCGTCCATTACCACAGGAATGACTCTACTACCAGTATAGTTATTCTGTGGGAAATTACCAGAATTCCCCTCAGCGTTAACATGAGGATCGGCGTAATATTCGTTCAATGTGCCGTCCATCGAGTGTAATGACTGGTAGAAGAGGTTGCCAACCTCACCACTTCCAACGAAATTCCCCTTCAGAGAATATTGGGCATTCGCAATGACCTTTTCCAGCAGCCATCTGATTTTGAGTGCGGGGGCGAAAGTAAGCTGGTTGTACTCCACATTGTTTTCCCCCATGGCGTGCAACTCATTAAACAACCTCCAGCCGGAATGCACACTGCTGTAAGAGCCCACAGATGTCGGTGGAGCGTATTCAATGTCTTTGTCATTGCCATTGAAATAGAACGAAAGACGGTTTACAAACTTGCAGATGGCCACACCATTGTTCGCTTTTTCGCCAATCGGGTCATTTGCTATTCCTTCCCAATACCCAAAATCCTCATTATCATCGTAGTAATCTTCATCGAGGAAGAGCGGGAATTTGATGATACTGTCGTCGGAGAGGGTGCTTTGCAGAAACCTCAGCCAGTTCTGCCGGTGTTCGGCGTAATTGTCGCTGATGATGATGTCGTCGCCATAGTCGTTGTCGTGCAACTTGCGGTCGCGCCAACCATCTGGAAAGGCATTCACGGCCAGTTCGCAGCTATAGGTGTCCTTCGTGGCCTTGGTGACATAGAGGTTGCCGTTGCCGATGGGCGTACCCGCCAGCAGGATGGTACAAGCGTACTTGCGCCTCCGCTGCACATACACGAACCGCGCCGACTCGAAAATCAGGTCGTTGGGGGCTGCTGGAACGTCGAAGCTGTAGGCCACGTCGCCCTCAATGCCGTCAGTGGAGAAGATGCTGCTGTTGAACTCCACCTGTATGGAGGTGCCGCGCTCGATGGCGATGCGCTGTCCGTTCACGATGATGTCAAGCATGGCTTTGCGATTTAAGAGGCTACAACAGTGTCTGAGATTACCATACCAGCCCATACCACTCTACAATAGCATGTTGCTTTTTCTATCTCTTCTTTCTCTTCTTCTCCTCCAGATTGTTCGATCCCTTCTTTTGATAACACTATTTCTAATACTATCGTACCAGATAGTTTGCCTCCCTCTGATATTGCTTCGTCGTATCCAATACAGCTGGCAGCAATGGTAGAGAAAGTGTTGTCGGTGCTTGCCTGTGCGACCAACTGTTCTAATGGCCAGTCTCCCGGATTGGAAAAGGTGACGGAGAGCACAATATTTTTTTTTGCAATCACAGCAGATATTGATTTAATCTCAGGCTTCGCTATGTACTCCCCATTGAGTGAGTTGACGATGGTTATCACCTCGTTAAGTTTATCCCTTGTTGAGCTCCACTGCTCATTGTTTTGAATCAGATCAATCATAATGATGCTAAATTATTTACAAATAATGTGTTGTCTTCAATACGAGCCTCCGAACCAATTGTGTTGCTGTCTTCAACCTTTTCGATAGCACGCTGGACGGGCCTGCCAATTGTGACCTGTACTTCTGCGTTTTGCAAATCTTCGCCCTCGTCTATTACGGTTAGCGTGCCAGGTATGAAGTTGATGCGGTAAGCCAGCGTGCCGTCAAGCAGATAGTTGTCTGGATTGGTGAAAGCGGCGGCCAACAGACGCATCTCTTCCTTCGGATGGTGGCCTGTACGGAGGGTTAGTCGCGTGCTGTGATCTGACAAGTCAACCATCTGCTCGCCATCCAATACCACCTCATTTCCGCTGGTTTCGCGCTCGATGGCGATATGGTCAATAATGAAAGTCTCGGCTATACCAAGGTGGTTCTGTAATAGTAGCACTCTGCCGAAATGTGGTTTGGATTCCAACTCCACTTGAAGTACTGCCAAGGTGTTGTGTCCTGATAGGATGACACTATACCCATAGTCATCATCCATGTTCAGTGACGCTGGTAAGGCGTTTGGACCAACCGGAAGTCTCACAATCGTATATGGTGGTATGGAGAATGTGTTAGTATCGTCAATCCCTTGGTTTGTTCTAATAGTTGCGGTCAGTGTGCGATTTGAGCTGGTGAAGTTGGCCACATACATATAGTACTCGCAACCATGGAAAAGACGAACAGTGGATTTGGCTGGAGTTCCCCAGTTGATGAGTCCTGCTGCCGTTGAGATTTGGAAATCTGATTCAGCTATCTCCCAATCCGGCGAGTTGCGCACGAACTCTTCTCGGCGCAAAAGGCCATTGATCAGGATGTGTTCCTCGCATGTGGTTTGGAAAGGATTATCCCCATCGTATCGGTCGCCAGCGCGTAGTCGATAGCGAATAATATTGTAATAAAGAGGATAGATGTCGAGAGTTTCACCGTATGCTGGGATGTCCATCCTGTGAAAATACGACTGAAGGAGGCGTGTGTCAATTACAGCATTTCCATTTTCTTCCCAAATGGAAAATTGTGGCGATTCCAACATCTCATCGTCAGGCACCTCTCCAGAAAGGTACGCTCCGCGAAGCTCTGCTTTTCTTGTGATAAGAAAGTGCCCCTTGACAATGTAATTCTTTCTGTCAACACTTGCACGTCCTTGTGTGAAAGTCCACGTGTGTATTACAGGAAAACCATTTACGCCGCCGCAAGCTGTTCCGTCTTGCTTGTACGATAGACTCGGGTGGGTTTCTCCACTAACGGCTTCTCTGCGTGTGAGCCGCAAGAAGCAGCATGGGTGATTGTTTGCCCCGGTTCCCGTATAGACTTCTACAAGATAATCATCTGTAATGGCAGGCGTGTTGCACAAACGATCGTAGATGCGGTCGGCCATTACCGTAGGGTCAATGGTGGCGCGTATTTCTTGATGATTATATGAGCCCGCTGTTGAAGGAATGATAGATCTGACGAATGTGCCGGCATTGGTGGTCAGTTCGAGAGTCCCGTCAACACCTTCAACGTATGGGATTTGATAGATGGCATACGTTACAGTACACTTTCTCCCCGATATAACATGCGGTTGGGTTTTGATGTTGAAACGAGGACGGTTGCCTGCAAAGTCTATCCGGAATGGTTTGGAACGGAAACTGATCATAATTTAGCCGCTTGTTTGATGAAATCCCTGTTTTTCTGTGCCTCGGTCTGTATCTTGTAGCTGATGTATGCCTGCCGGTTCTTCGGATCCGATAGGAACTGGTTCATCTGTTTTACCTCCTTCAGCAGTTCGTCGCCTCCGACGGTTTGGTAGTGGTGATGCACGACCGGGGTTCTGTTGGATGCAAAGGTAGAGGAAATTTGCGAGGCCGATTGGGACAAGTTTTTCCACGCCGGTTGGGTGGGTGCCACCATGCGCAGTGGAGAGCGGTTTCCCCGTTGGTAGTCTTCGAGAGCGGCGATTACCGGGGCAGTCTCCTTATCTTCCAGCAGGGAGTTGGATGCCACCCATTCCTGCCCTTCCTCACCCACGAGGGCCAGCTGTTTCTTGCGGATGTAGCCGCCCTTGGCGTAAGGGTTCGCCTGCGAGGCGATGACCGCGATGTTGGCGGCGGTTGTGGCGAGTGATATGGCCATCGGTATAAGTCCCCACGGCACGCCGCCGCCGTTGGCCAATGAGTTTGATGCCGCCAACGCACCCGATATGATGGCATTGGCCAGGCTCGCCTTATGTTCCCTCTCCCATTCGTCGTGGCGAATCTGTTTCTCCTTCTTTTCCCGATCTGCCTCCATCTTTTCCATCTGTGCATCGTAGTATTTTTGGGAGATGAGCCCTTCTTCAAGCTGCTGCTGAAGTTTGCGCGACTTGGCATCCTGCGCCTCGGTAAATCGGTTGAGCTCCCGTTCTGCGGCGTTCTGCTGCATTTCCGCTATACTATTGAACACATCCATGGCTGTGGCTCTCAACTCCTCCAAGGCGCTGGTGACCCGTTTCAAGTTTTCTTCCCACGGATCCATGCTGCTGATGTTGAACAGGGAGAGAATCCCGTCGTCTTTCGTAGTCTGTTTGGACTTCCCTTCATTATTTATCATGTTGGGCACTTCCTTTTTCAGACGTTTTAGCTCTGTGATAAGATCGCGGATTTTCTGTAGTCCTTCCTCGTCACCGTCATTCAGTTTCTCCTTTGCTTCAAGTTCGGCTTTCGCGAGACGGATGCGAATTTCGTACTCTTCCTGTATCTCTTGTATTCTCCACTGCTTGCGCAGTTCCGCCTGTTCTTTTTCGGTCTTGCCGGCGAGTTCCGCAGCACGCCGCTGTTCGATATCTTTCTCTTGTGCGAATTTTAGAATTTCCTCGTAGTTTTTTTTGATGATAGCGGCTTGCGACTCGATTTTTTTCTTTTCAATTTCTTTTAGCAGAGCCTCTTGCACTTTAATTGCTTCATTTACTTCATTCAGTTCTTCAGGAGTGTTTTTTGTTTTCTCCAGATGGTTGAGAATATCAGAAAGAAAATTGATATTATTCCAAACTTCTATTGTTGCGTCATCCCATCTCTTTTCGTCCTTATTGAGTTCTTCCTCCAGTTTGTTAGAAAAATCTTCGCCGACGGTCTTTCTGATGGCATCCATTATGTCAAATGATGCTTTTTGGTACTTCGCCACCAGATCGTGTGTCATTTTTTTAAATGCTTCGTCTCTGGCTGCATTCAATGTGGGCAGAAGCTCGTCACCCATTCCGAGATCGTTCATCTCTTTGTACAACTCGGCATCTTTTTTTAGTATTTCTTCCCGGAGTTTTGAGAACTCATCAAGGTTAGCATCACGTATGGATTGGTAATAATCGGCCAGTCGCTTGCGAAAAGCCTCTCGTCTTTCTTCCAAATTGTCGGTAGTGGTGCCATCTGGATCGCCATTTCCATTTCCATTTCCATTTCCATTATGATCCTCACCGGCACTGAGTGCTGCAATATATTCTGGGTCTTTTATTATTGCATCCATCTGCTTCTTTAATACGGCAGCTATTTCACGAGCCTCGTTTGCCAGTACATCTGGAGCTGGGTTAATTAATTGATCGGGGTTCAAACCTAATTTGTGAAACAAAGTTGCCGGGAACTGAACGGTAATTCTTTTGGTGTATGCAAGAGCAGATTGATACCATGGGCCATTTGTCGCAGCATCTTTTTCGGCTTGAAATTCGGCATCATACTGGTTGGCCAAAGACATCGCATCAACGTATGCTGATTGTAATGCTTCCAGTTCGACTTTTTTATGGAACGCCTTTAAGTATTTTTCAATTTTTTCTCTGTTATCGTCAATCAATTCTCCTTCTTTACTTAATGTCGCGTGATAGTCAGGTGCAACCTGCTGAAGCTGTTCAATTAGTGAGAGTTTTCTTTCTCTGCTCACATTCTCAGAATCGAGTTGTGCTAATAGATTCTTAATGCGAATTTCTTCTTTCGCATAGGCCGCGTCTGCGTCGTTTTTGTATTTCTGAAAGAATGCGGCGGTCTTCTGTTCAGCAGATCCTGTGGCTGTGACGTAATTTTGAATTGCTTTAACTACTGCTATAATTGCGGTGAGTATGAGCCCCCAAGGGTTGGCCGACATGGCTGCGTTGAGTTTCTTTGTTGCGGCAACAGCGGCTATTTGGTTTTTGGTCATTTTTGCATACGCTAACTGTAGGGATCCCATGATTAGGTTAGAAGCCGCCATCACTTTGTTGTTAAGGGCGTGCATGGCTGCTTTCGCTTTCAAATTCATTATATGAATCTTCTCCTTGATGACAGTTTTGCTGACAAGTGCGAAGTAGGCCCCAAAAACCACAAGTGCTTGCTTTACTAATGATATGTTTTTGGAAATGAATCCAGTGGAACTTGAAAGTACATTAGTCAACTTTGTAAGAATGGGTATCAGTTCTTTACCTAATTCCGCCTTTGCATCCTGCATCCTTTTCTTGGCCTTCTCCAGCTGGGCTGCAGCGTTGTTGTTGACGGTACCATATTCCTTGTCAAGGGAGATGGCTTCCGAGAAAGCGGTGTTGGAGGTGTTTAGAATTTCGGCGAAACGCTCAGTGCTGGTGCTCATGGCACCTATGATTTTGTTCACGCCGTCAGCGTTCAGCTTCAGGTCTTTTAGAACTCCACCCACGTCTGTCGCACTCAGCCCTTTGAGCGATTCGGCAAACTCTACAAAGAACTGTGCAGGATTGGTATTGATTAAGTTCCTGATTTCCTCTGCCGGGCGTTTCATCACGGCAGCGAATTTATCCACATTGGTGGATGCCTTCATCATAACAATGCCGAAAGCGCGGCTGGCCACTTCCGCATCGATGGAACTTTCCTCGAATGCGGCACCCAGTGCAACCGCCTGCTGTACGGTAGGTCGGAACACTTCGGGCATACTGCCCACCCTCTGGACGAAAGAAGCGATATTTCCTTCGGTGGCATTGGCGGATGCGCCGACTTCATTGAGTGCCGATCCTATCTTGGTGAGTGCATCCCCAATGTTTTGGTCGCGGGTTTCCTTGTACGCAAGACTGATTTTGCCAAGCACGGAGGAAATCTCTTCTGCGCCCCCTTGGAAAGAATCGCCCAACGCTACGTTGGCCTTGTTGACGGCTTCCGTAAAATCTCGGATCTGGTCTTTTGCCAGACCCATACGTCCGCCTATTTCGGCAATCTTCAGAAGTTCGTTGGTGGAAGTCCGGGTGTCAATGTCCTTCAGGGCAGTATGCAGGGTTTCCACTTCCTCGCGTGTCATGCCGGTAGTCTTTTGCACGGCACTCATTGCGTCATCCAGCGTGGCGTATGCCTCTACATACTCTTGCGTGGACGCAACGAAACGTTGTATGGCGGCAGATGCTCCATGAACAGTAGCAGTCAACCCACCGGCGGTGATTACCATGTCTTGAAAAGACTTTTTGGTATCGTCCACGGAACCTTTGACTTCCTTATAGATTTCCTTGAGTTTCTTTAATTTTTCGGACTTCCTGTACCATTCTTCCGTACCAATGGGTAGTTTGTTCAATTCATTGGCTGTTTTGTTGATTTCGGACCGGATGGACTTCAAATTGTTGTCAATCCCTTGTTGGTTGAGCCAAATGTTGATTTTTTTGTTGACCTCTTTTGCCATAAAACTATTATTTTATGGCAAAGATAAATCAGGTAAGGAAAAGGAGTTGGGACAGACTTTTAGCGGTGGTGGAACCATCTGTCAAAAAGGGTGCCGTCGCATGGAAAGATTCTACCAACCAGCTTGATGATTAAATACGTCAGTAATATGGTTCCGATGATCTCTAACATTTTCGTCACCTCCTTTCGGGTGCAAATATACAAAATAATTCAATAATTGTACTGAAAAATACAAAAATGTTTCTTTTTATTTGACCGACATTTCCATTTGTATCTGTAAAACCAATGCAATTACCTGAAAACAAGATGATTTCTTATTTGACTGTAATTTGCCAAACGCGCCTATTTCGTCCCCACATCCAGCCGGCGGAACTCCACCATCACTTTGTCGCCGTAGTAGTCGGCTACGAGGTCGCCAAGGGCTTCCACGTTGCGCTCCAATGGGGCGTGGAACCAGTCGCTCATGCTGCGCCGGATGTAGGTGTGTGTTGATGCCGCTTTGCCGCTTTTGGTGGCTACGCCGTGGCGCGGCTGCCCGTTGCCTACACCATACTCGCGGAAGATGCCGTGTACGGGCATCTTGAAACTCACCGCCTCCAAGTCGCCGTACCGTTTGCGCAGCGTGTAGGTAGTCTTGTCTTTCAGTTTGCCTTCGGTCTTGCCGGCATACCGCCCGGTCTTGTAAGTGTGGGTGGCTTTCTGCTTACCCTTCGGGAAACCGGCGGCAGCGGCTTTCGCCTGGCGGCGCACCGTGTCGGCCCATTGTTTGGCACGCTGGAAAAATTCCGCATCGGTCATAATGTGTTCGTCCATGATCAATGGTGTTTGCGATTGTCGATAACTAGCTGGTTCAGGCGGTTCAGCACGGTATGCACATTCAAGTGCAGGTATTTCTCTTCGTCCTGGATGTTGTCGCCGAGCAGGTTGCGGTGTACGCCCGTCCAGCTGAAGTTGCCAGATGGGGTGTCGGCGGCTTCCGGATCTTCGTCGGTGAAGTCGGCTTCGTGGGTGTCATCGGGTTCGGATCCGTGCTGCGGAAAGAGCTGCGGGTAGGTATTTTCGAGGGAGGCACGGCGCATGGCCACATAGTTGAGCAGGATGGCGGTCTGGATGGCGGGGGCGGGTTCGCCCAGCAGCTCGTAGCGGTTGGCAGTGCCAAAGGTGGTGAACGGGATGCGGCGGTCGGTTTCGCCGTTGTACCCTTCGCGCTCCGGACGGAACAGTGCGGCCACCATCGGACGGTGCAACCCGTTGAGGAAACACTGGTCCACATACACGAACTCCTCCCACGTGATATTGGCGAAGTTGCTCATCGGACCGTACCATGTAGTGCCGTTCACGGTGATGGTGGGTATCTTCCACTCACGGAAGTTGAGGGCTTCGCGGTCGGCATCGTGCAAGAAGGCGAACATCTCCCGGAGACTGTAAAGCTGGAACGGGCTGAAAAGCTCCAGAGTGTCGGTGGGTACGCCCGTAAGTATGGCAAGGTCGGCCAGCGGGATGTCCTCTCCGGAGAGCATATTGCGGACGGCGGCAATAAGCTGCTCGCCGTTCATTTCGGCCAATGTGGATGGAAACTCCAGCTCGGTGCGATGCCCGTCTATTTCGTAGGCGATTGTGTTCATAGCGGGTTATTTTATTGCCACTTTATTGCCACACATCTGGGTTTGGATCGGTGTCGAAAGGCGATTTTACGATGATGGTGTAGCGGATGCCGGCGTACAGGTGTTGCTCGTTAAGTACCGGCACTGCGCTCATCGGAACGATGGCGGCGCACAGTGTGCCGTTGGCGGCATCCCCCATCAGCCGGCGCAGGAACTCGTCGCCAATGCGCTCGCACAGGTCGAAGGCGGTGTGGATATTGTCCCAGTTCTTGCTTTCCTTGTAGTTGGCGGCGATGATGAAGGAGGTTTCGCGCTGCTTGAACTCCGCATCCTCGTCCCACGTAAGCTCGAAACTTTCGGCGATGACGGCGGGAAACTTCACGCGGTTGCGCAGATCCATATAGAACTCTTCCAACTCGCCACGGAAGAAGTGTTTGTCGCGGTCGGTAAGGGCAACCAGTTTGTGCGTGCGGGCGAGGTGCTCGATGTGGTTGTAGTAGGATGATGATGTCATAATGATTTCAATAGGTTAATCAATTCGGGTTGTGGGTGTACGGCGGGACCGTTGATGCAGAAGGAAGCATCGGTGTAGATGCCGGGCGTGCCTTCGGTGGTGCGTTCGGGGCAGAGTTGCCACGTGTGCTTGCCGTAGGGGTTAACGATACGGAACTTGTGGCACAGATCGCGCAGGAGGGATTCGAGGGCGGCGAGCTGTGCGGTGCTGTACCGTTCAAAGTAGAGGAAGCCGCGCCAGCGGTTTTGTTGGCAGTATTCGTAGAAGTATGGCATGGGGGCACGCAGCATATCGGGGGCGAAGCCGCTGCCGGTGTTGCGTACCGGGTGGAACTTGCCATCAGAAGCGGGTAGGAGAGGGAAGCCGCCATCGAGGATGATGTCACATCGTTCACCTTCGGCTGGTCGTACGAGGGTGATGATGTGGCCGTCGCGCTGCACGATATAGTTCGGTATCGCAGCGTACAATGAAGTCCGTAGAACAATTATCATGGCCATTATTGCTTGAATTTTACAAAATTTCGCACAACAAACGCCGCTATTGCCAGTATCAACAGTGCCAGCAGCCACCAAAAGCCGTTCTTCTGGAACTTCTGCCACTTAGTGAGCGGCTTATCCACCTGCACGGTGTTGGTCACCAGCTTATCGCGGTAGATGATGCTGTCCCGGTATTCGGTAACGGTCTTGGTAAGCACCTGCACTGATCCGGTGTTTCGGATGTCGTGCCACAGGAAGCCGCTATCAATACGTGCCGTGCTGATGGCATACTTGGTCGATACAACGCTGAACGTGTCACGGGTGACGTTTCTGTACACCTCAATAGGCAGCTCAACTACCTGCGTGTCAACACGCTCTATAGTGACGTAGTGCGTCTCAACACGCACAGAATCCTTCGTGTCTGTCGATAGGTGCTTGCAAGGGCAGCAGCCTTGGGACGCTATCATTAAGACCACTGCCACAATACAAGCGAAGATATAAGTGATGATACCTCTTTTCATTATTCCTCGAATTTGAAGTCTGCCAATCGGTTGAGCCACCCGTTCAGGAACTCCCGCTGTGTCGGGTCCGCCTTGCAGATGTTCTCAAAGTGAACTTTGCGTCGTGCCCATATCCGGTTGAACAGTTCCCGCTGGTTTGGGTAGTTGTTGATGGCGGCGATGGTTTTGGGACCGACTACGCCGTCGGCGGCCACACCAAGGAGCTGCTGCGGGTAGATGATGCCGTATTTGCCGGATCCCCAAACCCAGTCCACAAGGATGTTGGCGATGCTCTGGTTTTTGATTTCATCGGCACGCCATCGGTCCCAGTAGATGCGGAGCACACGCAACGCATCATCACGGGTGAGCAGCTTCAGATCATCGGCATCAATGTCGCCGTCGCCGTCTTTGTCGTATCCTACCTTCTTCCAAGTGGCCACGGTCACGCCCATGTTGGTTGCGCCGCCGTGGTCGTCTTTGTCATTTGCCCATCCGCCTTCCCATTTTAAAATAATGTGCGAAAGTTTTTTAATGTCTGCCATGCTACTCCTCCTTTCTGTTCTGGTCGTACCACTGCTTCGCGTACCACCCTGCAAAGAATCCAGCAACTGCTGTCACGGTGCTGATGATGGTACTCCAAAATGGGAGAAACTTGATACTTACGAGGCAGATTGCCACTACCGCCACGACGATGGCAATCACGATAATTTTGTGCTTTTTCATAATATATTGGTTTAAAAGGTTTACCATGATTTCACCCAGCTGCTGTCGCTCGGCCACTGCATTGTGGGTGCCGACACCTTGTGTGGGTGCGCTGACACCAGCATGATGACTGCCATGACTGCTGCGAGTAGCCATAGGATGAGTATGTTGTCGGTTGATTTTGTTGCTTCCATATTAGTTGTATAAAAATTCCCCAGTGCCCGCATTTGTGTAGAACTGGTTATTTACAAGGTCGTACATACCGGGCTTGCTGTCATTTTCCCTTAAAGCGGCCAACAAATTTACATTGCCTTGTGCAGCCTGCACTTCAAAACTGTTGATTATCAAAGGATAATAACCATAACTTCCCCAATTTTGCGAGGCAATGTTAAAATGATTCTGTTTAGTAACATTCCCACTGACACCATTCAATGCATAATCATGACCATTAATTGTGAGTCTGTTGTATGTTATTTCTATGTCATGCCAAATCCCAGACTGCCAATCAGTAACAGCAATTCCAGTTTTGTTGGAATAAGGACACAAAGCTGCATAGTCATATCTACCACTTATAATAGTCCTAACAAGCATAAATCTATTATTGTTTGTCCCAACTTGGAATATTACACTCGTATCATTATCATTCGCATATTTAATTCTACATTTGAATAACGAATCGGTGCTTGGGTAATAATTCGGAATGGTAATTCTTTGTGTACCTGTACACTGAATATACTCAAGTCGTCTGTATCCACTCGGCAGCGGTGATTGTTGTATTATGGTATCTTCTCGCCTCATATCAGGGTAAAATATTCGTCTATTTCTGATTTTGTAAGTATATTCCCAAAGATGAAGGCAAAGTTGCGCATTGCAAATCTTTTACGAGCGACATTTGAGTTTGGGACACCTATTCTTATCGCATCTTGATATTGCATAGTGTTTTTTGATGTGTAGGTATAAGTTAAGTTTTGCACACCATTTGTATATTGGTATTGTTTTGTCACCGAACCTGACGAATCTAACGTCTGACAGCATTGTGAAAGCGTATTCTGATTAGCATACATAGCTAAACCCATTCTAGTCGGCAATAAATCATAATTAAGTATTGTATTCGGTGTGTATGTTGGTGAATCATAAGAATATACTTCCGCTATCGCACAAAAGTGTATAAGGCTTCCTGACAAAATCGGACTGGCCAAATTCCATTTGGCATAATAAGCGTTGTTGGCGTTTGGCTGACCTGATACGTAGGTGAACATCCACATATTGAGGTTAGAATCCCACACGACAGAATCGTTCGCGTATTTCTGCATGGAGTTACCGCTTATCCAATCGCTTGTATCGTCTTGTGACAAAGGTGAATAGAACGAGCAGTTGTGTGCTTGCAGAAAATCCCATAGCGGATTTGATTTTTGTGTTATAATATCTTCCCTTCTCATTCGTATCCTTGTATTTTTCTTATTGTTGTTAAATTTAATTCACAATTAAATACCATGACATCTTTTAAGTACCAGTAAGAATTGGCAGCTGTAAAAGATACATTAGATTTGACATAATTATCATTTTGATTGCTATTTAGACCACGTCCATTTCCACGCAAAGTACCATTATTATAAATTTTGACAACATTTGAATTCCCATCACAGCTACTACCCAAATCATACCAAATGTTTCTCGAAGTATTGCCAAGATTCAAAATATCCTGATAGTGTATGTTACCTACATTATTTATCTGATACCTTCCTGTTGCGGGGTCTCCACCCAAAGCACAAATGCTATCCCATTGTCCTGCTGATGTGTATAATGCAGTATACAACATAGTATAAGGAAATGGTAGATTATTACCTATAAATGCATTAACACCACTGAAAATCATAGAACAATATCCATTCGGAGCATGGAAATAATACGCATTATAAGTGGAGTCCCACGAAACAGATCCTTGTGATGTTTTTGTACCAGTTGTGCCGCTAATAAGATCTTCAAATCCAGACTCCAAGGTCAAAGGTGCACAGAATACACACCCCAATGACTTGAGCCAGTCAATGTAAGATTGTGATGTTATGTGTTCTCGTTTCATAATCTATTATAATGCTGCTATTTGTTCGTCAGTCAAAATCGTATTCCAAACTCTCAAATCCTTCAGGTATGCGTTTTTCAAATACCTTATCGGGCTCCCGTTATTGTAGATGTAGCCTACCATAAACTCCTGTTGTGACAGGCTTTGTGATATGCATCTATTGAAATACAGATACTTGACTCCGTTGATGTACGACCATGTCTGATTATTTGCAAAGTCCTGCACTGACGTCAATGTGAACCAGTCGCCAGCGGTCACCCTTATGTCATTGTATGTTGTCGTAGCCACCATATTCAGCGTGCCGAAGGTTATCTTGTCGTTCACATGTGACCAATCCGGTGGGTAGTCCCATGTGAAGAAGTTTGTACCGCCAAATGATACTCTCATGACACCATATACGCCACTGCTCTGTAATTCGGTGAGTTTTATTTTGACGGATGTTGTCACATATAACGAATTGGATTCATTTGAATTTCTTTTGTAGAGCGATGAGTTTGTTCCATTGAAAAATAATCCATCTGAAGTGTACGTGTTTCCGGAACCTATTATTCCCCAACCAGACCAGTTGCCCATCACATCATTGGCATTTTCGGTCAATGGAAACCAATGATACGGTTCAGGTATCGCAGGACCTGACTGTTGTGATTTATGTTCTCTTCTCATAACTTCTTCAAATAAAAGTTTTTAGTTGCTCCGGTTGTGTATCTTTGTGAATTGGCACTATTCCCATCCTGATAATAACCGAAGAGAGTCAAATATCTTGGATTTTTACCTTCAAACAAAACTGGTGTAGTAAATGTCGTTTGTGATAAGATGACATCGTTGTCTTTTCTTTTAAAAACAACACTTATTGAATTTTCAACTCTTATTATATTCATATTGACCCACACACGTGTTACGTATGTAGGATTCGTTCCAATAAGTGACAATTGTGACTGTGAATAGTTATCCCCCTTCCAAAATAAATATCCATAGTTGCCACTTAACCATCTCACATCATATCCAACATAATAAGATGATGGTGGCGTATAATAAGTTGGATTGCGCATCATTTCTATGAGTTGTTGATAGCCCGAATAACTATACCAATAGAAATCTAAATTCAGTTCATAATCGTTTGCGTTTAACCATGCATTCAAATCAAAGTTCTGATAGTCGATTAAAGAAACAAGCTTATCGGTATTGTTTGCATGTTTATGGGCGAGTTGTCCATAGGTGCTGTCAAAGGTAAGATTGTCGTTGAAATTGGGAGTTGTGCCAGTGCTTCCGTAGTTTCGAAGCTTTGGGATGTACTGTGATTCCGGCAAATTGCCATAGTTCAACCCATCCTCTGTCAGCGGGAAGTTAAACAGATAGCTACAACCCTGTGGTTGCACTATATGATGTTCTCTCCTCGGCATAGTTACATTCTTATATAGTTTTTCTCCAATTCACTTTCATACTCCCAAACCAACCCACCACGATTACTTTGCAGCTGGTATCGAGTGCAATTATGAGCATAGATAGCATCCACAATCTCGTAGGTAGTGAATATAGTGCATCTCTGTCGCCCATGGAATAGTTTGTCACCTATCTTATATTTCATAGCTCCTCCATTGCTTGTTGGTAAATAGTGTCAATAGCCTCTATAGTCTGCGCTAACTCAATCTGCGGCTTGTAAGTGTCAATCACCTGCATCGCGTGCTTGGATTGACTACGAAAGTCATCACGAACTTTTATTGCTTTTGTCAGATTGTAATAGCAGGATGTTGATGCTGGATTCTCAATCTTGTCAATCGCAATAGCAAATTCAAGCGTTGTAACGCTGACAGAGCCATAACACGCATCCTTCAGCTCCTTCAATTTCTCCTGCGCATACTCTGCGACATCCGGCGTAGGAGGCACGTAAGGCGGTGTCAGTTGGCAGTCCCACACCTCCATCACAGTTGCCGTCGGATGTTCCAAATAAAATGTCTTCTGTTCATCCGTCATTTGTTTGAAATTCAGCATAATATTATCATCAATATATACTGCGGACTCCTTTATGCCATAAGGCACAATCTCTGTAATACTTGGTCTCCTTACCCGGAAATAATAATATATCACACCCTTTGCCATGTTACAATATCCTTGATGTTATGCGTGCTTTGCTGTTAGTTACATATATGCCGATTTCAAGTGTTTCCCCGGCCTCAATGCTCGGTATTGATGCAGTCCCCTTTATGTCGTTGATTGCCGTGGATCCGAACAATATGCTGCTGAAAGTCACATCCAACGCCGTTGTGGAATGTGTGTTAGTAATCCAGATATAATTGTCAGACCTGTTGTTGCAAACAAGTGCAATGGCAAGGTCAGCATTAGTTGACAGTTCAACGCAATTTCGCTGACCTGCTACAAATGTAATCGTAGTTGCGCCGCCAGAGATAGTCGGTGCTGTTAACTCTGTGAAGTCAACATCCGCATCTTGCCCGTCAGCACCTGGTGCGCCGTCCTGCCCATCCTGACCGTTCTGACCGTCCACACCGTTCAGTACGGTAAAGGCATGCGGTCCGTTGGCATCGGTGATGGTGACCTGCGTGCCGCCTGTCACGGCGGTGGTGGCCACGGTGGGAGAAACACCGTCTGCACCATCCTGACCATCCTGTCCATCCTGCCCATCGGCTCCGTCAGCACCTGGTGCGCCGTCTTGTCCATCCTGACCGTTCTGCCCGTCCACGCCGTTCAACACAGTAAAGGTGTGGGGACCGTTGGCATCGGTGATGGTGACCTGCGTGCCGCCAGTTACGGCGGTGGTGGCCACGGTGGGAGAAACACCGTCTGCACCATCCTGACCATCCTGTCCATCCTGCCCATCGGCTCCGTCAGCACCTGGTGCGCCGATGGGCAGGATG